CTTTTTCTGTTAAAGGATACGAGATCTTTAACTTATCAAAAGCTTTTGCAATTGATCTAGCTGCCCATATATCTACTTCAATACCCGCAGCCTTTTTAATTTTCAACAGCGCTTTCTTTTCTCTTTCTAAAAATTCTTTTTTTAATTTTTCAGCACCATTTAAATCTACTCTAACTCCATGTGCTCTCATGTGTATTAAGATAGGTAATAATTCCATTTCCATTTCCCAAACATCAGTTAGGTCTTGTCTAGTAATTTCAGTTTTGAATCTTTGCCAAAGTTTAAGAGTAAGAGATGCATCTTGTTCTGCATAAGGACCTACAAATTTAGCTGGCAGTTTAAACATTTCGGCTTTTGCATCTATACCCCAATCTTGAGCAGCTTCTTTTAAACCAGCCTCTGATTTTAATTCTGATATGTAATCAACTGATAAAGAGTTTAAATTATAAAATCTTCTATTTTCATCTATCAAGGCAGCAGCAATCATTGTATCTGCAACTTTACCATATACTACAACTCCCATAGATCTTAACCAACCAATATCATATACCGCATTATGAAATACTTTTACTGCATCTGATCTACAAATATCTTGTATCCATTTTAATGTCATCATCATGTCCATGTTACCGCCAGCTTCATGTGCAACAGGATAATAACCTTTAAAGGTATCTGTCGCGACAGCAATACCAATAATGTTTCCGTTTTGTGTTGGCCAACCTGGTCCTTTGGTTTTTATATCTGGATCTTTTGTTTCTAAATCAATTGAAATTTCTTTTGCGTTTCTTAAATCCGGATAACTTGTAGGAGGCACCCAATCTGAATCTTGAAATGTAAAATTAATTTGATTGGTCATCTAATTCAATTCCAAGTTTTGCATAGTGTATAATTTTATTGTATCTTTGTTTTGAAGTTTCGCCAGGCTTTCTTCTTGTTGCATATTTAATTATATTTGAATCTATTGTATTTAATTTATTTTTCATACAATAAACCACAGGTTGGATCGCATGTTGAACATAATGCTTTCCCCCTTCTTGATACTCTAAAGCTTTCTTTTTAGACCCCACACATCCCTTCACATTCATTGTTAAATAAATCTAATTGATCTTCAGGTTTTTTCTTTTTCTTTAATAATGTTTCAAAATCGATTGAACGTAAAGGCACACCTTTTCTATGTAAGTATCTTTCAATATCAGGATCACGTCCAGTTTTTCTAATCATATCGTCAAGTTTACAGGCTTCCTCAAACTCTTCAGGTGTGTCGACTTTAATTTCGTTCCATAAAGTATTATCATGATAAGGACAACCAACACAAGAACTTTTTGCTGGTCGTTTATAATTTTTGCCCTCGTACCAATCTAAGCAATCTTGTCTTGACATTTTTTTATCTATCAAAGGCCAAATGTTTTGTATCCATTTTTCTCTTGATGGTTTCATACGCATGGCTTCATCAGTTGATATACCAACCATAACTTCTACCCACATAGATCTTGGAAATCTTTGTCTATCTTTTAATCCTATCAACTGCCTGATTCGTCTATTGATCGGAGTTATTTTGTAATTTCGGGTGCATTGACGTGGACCAATACCAATCTTACCCGTTTTAATATTTTTAGCAAAGAAAGGTAACATCTGCATCTTGTTTAATACTCCCAGACTTTAAATGATTTTTTGTAATTATAACCGGGTAACTTAGCTGTGTCTCTAACCATTTTAAATGATCATAAACTTTTTTTGGTTCCCAACCTGTATCTGCAAATATTGCGTAATCAGGTAATGGGCCAAAAGCTCCCTCATTAGCCATTAGCGCCATCGTTGAAGATTGAACGCCAGCTCCCAAAGATAGAATCCTAAGTTTAGGTTCTCCCGAATAATCCCAATTGCCTTTAGCCATTACCATAATGATCCTTTATAAACTGATTATACAGTCTTGCCAATGGGAAGAAATACTCATGATATGTCCTTAAAATATGCAGAGTTTCCCTTGCTCTTGTTACACCTACGTACCATACTCTTGCCTCAGAACTTCGTGCGAGCCCAATTTTATGCCCAAAATGTGCAGGCCAATTAGATTTTTCATAAACACATACATGGTCTGCCTCACCACCTTTAATTGAATGAATAGTATCTATAACAACTCTTGAAGATATGTCTAGATCTATCTTTTTTTCTAAAATTTTTTCAAAATAAAATTTATCTTTTTCTGGAAAGTTTTTGTTGAAGACTTGCTGCCAAGGACCTGGATCTGCCACTAAACCTGCAAAGGTTCGTAAGAAGTCTATGTTCATTTGGTTACCACTATCTATATTCATCCATCTTTTGCTTTCAATGGATCTCCACCCATAAGCGATCTCATTAACATATGCATAAACTATACCAGCTTCTTCCTTATTTACAACACCGTTATTCATAAGTTTATTCCAGTATTTTATAGCGTTCCACTTATTTAAATC